TGGTTCCCCCTGTACTGTACACTGAACTGACCGACGAGCGTGCCGATGGAAATATGGTACTTGCACCGCACACAGCATATGATCCAGGCATGGCAACAGATACTCGCGACAGACGTGCCTATTTCTCTCACAGAGCCAAGGAACAGTCCGAGGACGCACGGGACATCGGTCCCCCGCCCAAATGCGTCAATGAGGCTCGTAGAGCGTCCTGTGAGGCCGACCTGTCGCTGTTCCTGAAGACCTATTTCCCCAACGCCTTTCCCCTGCCGTGGTGCCCGGACCATCTGCGGGTGGTGTCGACCCTGCAGAGATCGATTGTCGAGGGCGGATTGTTCGCCATGGCGATGCCCCGTGGCTCGGGGAAGACCACCATCAGCATCCGAGCGGCGATCTACGCCATCCTGTACGGCTACAGGCGGTTTGTCTGCCTCATTGCGGCGTCGGAGCCCTCGGCGAGGCGTCTCCTGCGGTCGATTCAGGAGGAATTGCGGTTCAACGACCTGCTCATGGAGGATTTTCCCGAGGCGATTCACTGCCTGAGGGCACTCGAAGGGGAGCCGCGTAAGTGCAAGGGCCAGATGGTGAACGGCTTGCGGACGGAAACGGTCTGGTCGATGAATCAGGTGCGATTTCCGACTCTCGACCCGTCAATTCCCTCGAAATCCACCGGTGCCATGATCTCAGTGGCAGGAATCACCGGGGAAGTGCGAGGGCAGCAGATCACCCAGACGGACGGGACAGTCATTCGACCAGAGTTTGTGCTGCTCGACGATCCGCAGACCAGGGAATCGGCGATGAGCGAGTCACAGTGTGCATTCCGCGAGGGGGTGATCTCAGGGGACGTGCTCGGTATGGCTGGCCCGGGGGTGAAAATCGCAGCGGTGATGCCCTGCACGGTGGTCCGGAAGGGGGACATGGCCGACCGCATGCTGACTCGGGAGCTGCACCCAGACTGGAATGGCGAGAAGACCAAGCTCGTCTACTCGTGGCCAAAAGCAGAGAAGCTATGGGACGAGTATCGGTCAATTCGGGCCGAGGGGATGCAGGCCGGGGACGCTGGGAAGGCGGCGACGGAGTATTACCGCCTCAACCGCGATGAGATGGACGCGGGCTCCTCAGTGGCGTGGCCAGAGCGGCACAACCCGGATGAGCTGAGTGCGATTCAGCACGCGATGAATCTGCGGTTTCGGTCGGAACTGGCATTCTTTGCCGAGTACCAGAACGACCCGCTGGATACGAATGCGGACGAGGGCGAGCTGATGACGGCGGATCAGATCTGTCGCAAGCTCTCAAAGGTCCCCCGGGGCGTGGTCCCCCGGCAGGCAACTCACCTCACGGCGTTCATCGACGTGTCGCAGAAAGTGCTGTGGTGGTTGGTGGCGGCGTGGAAAGACGACTTCACGGGATTCGTGGTCGACTACGGTACGTGGCCGGATCAGGGGCGGGCGTATTTCTCCTTGGGGAACCTCACGCGGACCATCGAGACTGAGTTGGGGCAGTTGTCTCTCGACGCGCAGATGTTCCAGTCCCTCAATACGCTGGTCGAACAGTTGTGCGGCCGAGACTGGGAGCGGGATGAAGGCGGTTCGGTGCGGATCGACAAGTGCCTCGTTGACGCGAACTGGGGACCCCAGACCGACACGGTCTATCGAGTGTGCCGCGAGAGCAATCATCGGCAGGTGCTCATGCCCTCGCACGGGAAATACGTCGGGGCGACAGGCAAGCCCTTCTACGAGTACACCAAGCGTGAGGGTGAGAGAAGCGGGCTGATGTGGCGAATTGCCCGTAATCAACATCGATCTGTGCCACATTGCATCATCGACACCAACTGGTGGAAGACCTTCGTCCACAACCGCCTCGCCGTGGCGGAGGGCGAGCCAACCGAGCTGCGACTGTTCGGGGATCGGGCGGTCTATCACCAGATGCTGGCGGACCATCTTCGTTCCGAGCAGCGAATCATCGTCGAGGCGAGGGGCCGGAAGGTGGATGAGTGGAAGCTCCCCCCGGCTAAACCCGACAATCACTGGTTCGACTGCCTCGTTGGAGTCTCGGTGGCGGCGTCTATCCTCGGGTGTGCGATTGGCTCGGCGAGCAACGTCAAGACGACTGTGATGTCTGCCCGCCCCACCCTGCGACAACTGCGAGGACACTGATGGACCCGAACGACCGACCGACATTGGGACAGTTGAAGGTGGATGGCGCGACCGACGAGGAGAAGGCCGAGCAATCTGGCCTCATGTGCCGGAAGTGCGGATGTCACAACTTCCGGGTCGACTACACCCGGCCAAAGCCGGATGCCATCATGCGGCGACGAATCTGTCGTAACTGCGGAGCGGCGTTGATCACATGGGAACGTGCGGCTTTCCATTAGTGGAACGATTTTGATATTTGACTTGCCAAAGGGTCGTTCAGGTATTGCTACGTTCATGCATCCATCGACAATCGGTGCATGTCTGAAGAACTCGACGCTGTCGAAACGGCTCTGCAGAACGCGGCGACCAGCCCCAAGTCAGTGACTGTGGATGGTCGGTCGGCTACGTCTCAGTCGGTCGACGACCTGCTGAAGCTGGCTGCCTATCAGGCTGGCAAGGACGCGGCGTCGGCCAACAAGCCGGGTTTTGGCATTCGATTCCAGAAGATTCGACCCCCGGGGGCAGGGTGATCGCACCAGCCACGAAGAACCGCATTCTGGATGAGTTCGGCACGCCTCTGGCGAGCAAAAAGCCGGTGCCTGTCGTGCAGTCTGTCGCACGCCCAAAGAAGCCGGTCGAGGCCACGTATGACGCTGCCCGTGACACCACGGACATGCAGAACTACTGGGCCAATGCCGACGCCTACGATGCGGACTCGGCCAACTCCAAGGCCGTTCGCACAAAGCTGGTCCAGCGGGCACGCTACGAGGTTGCCAACAACGGGTACGCGGACGGGATCGTTCAGACTCACGCCAACTACGTGATGGGGACCGGTCCTGTTCTGCGGATGCGGACCCGGAACAAAAATCTCAACGCGATGGTTGAGGCGGCGTGGCAGCAGTGGTCAAAGGCGGTGCAGCTGCGGCGAAAGCTGTGGTGCATGACCCATGCCAAGGTGCAGGACGGGGAGGCGTTCGGTCTGCTGCGGAACAACCCGCGACTGAAGGCCCCCGTGGATCTCGACATCATCCTGATCGAGACCGAGCAGGTCACCAGCCCGAGGATCATCCCCTACACGGCGGGATACATCGACGGCATCCGCTACGACCAGTTCGGCAACCCGATCAGCTATGACGTGCTGAAGCACCACCCCGGTGGTCAATTCGCGTGGTCGGGCACCGAGTTCGAGGAGATCCCGGCGAAGTGGATGCTGCACTGGTTCATGATGCGGCGACCGGGTCAGCATCGCGGCGTTCCTGAGTTCCGGTCGACTCTCAATGTTGGTGCGAGTTCGCGGCGATGGCGGGAGGCAACTCTGGCGGCGGCCGAGACTGCAGCGGACTACGCGGCGATCATCCACACGAATCTCACGCCGGATGGTGCTGACGAAGTCCGTCCGATGGACACGCTCGACTTCGACAAGCGGATGATGACGGCCCTCCCGATGGGGTGGGAAGTCTCGCAGATGAAATCGGAGCATCCGGGGGCGACCTACGAGGCATTTCACGCGGCCCAGGTCAACGAGATGGCTCGACCGAAGTCGATCCCGCAAAATCTCGCGATGTGCAACTCTTCGGGGTACAACTTCGCCTCAGGGAAGCTCGACCACGGCACGTACTTTCTGACCATCGATCTGGAGCGGTCGGACTGCGAGGACACCGTTCTCGATCCGCTGTTCGAGCGGTGGTTTGAGCGGGCAATCCTCGTCTACGGTTGGGGTTTCGATGCCACACTGGCTGCACGGCACTCTTGGGACTGGCCTCATCATCCTATTGGCGATCCTGAGAGCGAAGCCAATGCCACCGACAAGCGTCTGAAGAACGGTTCGACCACACTCTCGCAGGTCTACGCCGAGCAGGGGCTGGACTTCGAGGACCACGTCGAGGAGATGGCCAACGACTACGGCGTCTCGGTCGATGAGATGCGGCAGACACTGCGAATGAACCAGTTCGCCATCGTCACGCAGAACATGGCCAACATGCAGCGGCAAGAACAGCAGGCGGCCCCGACGGAAGACGTGACGGCGGCAGCGGTTGATCTTCGCCCCACGGCTGGCATGGCGGCGGCGGCGAAGGCGGGCCTGAAGCTGCATGCGGCGGGGCGGTCTGGCAGTGGGCTGAAGCCCGAGACTGTCGCGAGAGCACGCAAGATTGCAGCAAGGACATCGCTGACCGAGGCCCACGTACGCGAGATGGCGGCGTGGTTTGCTCGGCACGATAAGGCGAGTCGGTCACCCGGCTGGAATGCCAAGGGCAAGGAGAAGCCCGGCTGGGTGGCGTGGCAGTTGTGGGGCGGGGACGCGGGTAAGACGTGGTCGCAGGCCAAGGTTCGACAGATGGATGGTGGTGAATGAAGACTCTGCAGAACATCGTGATTCACGCCGAGCAGTCGACAGTCGAGGCGAGTGTCGGCGAGGGCAAGCGTCCCAAGTTCGACGTGATTGCCTACAACGGCGGCCCGCTGACTGTCGGTGGCTATGACCTGCCAATCGTGTTGGATCTGGCCGGTCTTGAGCAGGGCAAGTCAGTCATCGCCAACCTGCACCACAAGAAGGACCATCTGGTCGGACATGTGGGCACCGTCGAGAACAACGGCAAGACGCTGCGATTGAGCGGCGAGGTGAGTGCCGTCTCGCAGTCGGCGACCGAGTTCGTCGACTCCGCCAAAAATGGTTTCCCGTGGCAGGCCAGCATCGAGGCCAAGCCGCTGCGGGTCGAGGAAATTCCGGAGGGTCGCACGGTCATGGTGAATGGCCAGTCCATCCAAGGACCGGTCTACGTGGCCCGCAAGAGTCGTCTGTATGGGGTGGCGTTCCTTCCGCATGGAGCGGATGAAAACACCACGGTTCAGTTGGCTGCCTCGGCAGTCGAATTTTCGCACGTGAAAGGTGCAGACATGCCGTTCGACAAATGGGTCGAGGCGATGGGATTCGATGCCGAGTCCCTGACCGATGTGCAGCGAGAGAGGCTGCAGGCGAAGTTTCAGGCGGAGATCACTGCCTCGGCGAGCGAGGAGAAGGTCGTCGAGGCGACTGACTTCGACGTGGGGGACATCAAGGCTGCCGCCGCCGAGCATCTCAATGATCTCGAAGCGTCGTTCGCCGAGTACGAGGGGGAGGTTCCCGCTTCGAAGTTCGCGGAGATCAAGGCGACTGCCCTCAAGCAGCATCGCGAGATGAAGGCCAAGGCCATCCGCGAGAAGTGGAATCCGGCCAAGTTCGAGGTTGAGTCAGTTCGTGCCGTGTCCGGCGTCAAGCTCGATCTTGTGCGGGCCGGCGCTTCCCACGAGGGGCCTGCGATTCACGTCAGCAAGCGGGATGAGATGAGCCCGACGGTCATCGAGGCGGCGTTGGCGTTGACGATGGGAATGCCCAACGTCGAGAAGCAGTACAAGGCCGAGGTCTTGGAGGCTGCCGACAAGAACTACAAGAACATCGGCATTCAGCAGATTCTGCTGATGGCGGCGTCGGCCAACGGCATGCCGGTCAATGCTGGCCAACGGGTTCACAACGGCAACCTGCGGCAGGTGCTGAAGCTGGCGATGCCGGACGTGCATGCCAACTCGTTCTCGACGCTGGGCGTGTCGGTGTCGAACATCCTGAGCAACGTGGCAACCAAGGAATTGGTCGCTGGCTACGAGGAGCAAGACAACACGTGGCGTGAGATCAGCACGGTCAAGACAGTGCGTGACTTCAAAAAGGTCACCACGTACCGCCTGCTCGACAGCATGGAGTACGAGCCGCTGGGGGCTGGTGGCGAGATCAAGCACGGGACCGTGTCGCAGGAGAGCTACGAGCGGCAGGCCAAGACCTACGCGAAGATGTTCGCACTGACCCGCGAGGACATCATCAACGATGACCTCGGGGCCTTCGACGATCTTCGCACTCGGCTGGGTGCTGGCGCTGCCATGAAGATGAGAGACATCTTCTGGTCGACGTTCCTCGACAACTCGACGTTCTTCACGTCGGGGCGTGGCAACTACATCAGCGGTGCGACCACCAATCTGGGGCTCGACGGTGTCGGTCTCGGATTGGGGATCAAGGCGTTCCGCACGATGAAGTCGGCCGAGGCGGACGGTGCCAAACGAATCGGTGGCGAACCGGTCATTCTGCTGGTTCCTCCCGAGCTGGAAGCAATTGCTCAGCAGCTCTACACGTCGAGCAACCTGACTGGTGGTTCGAGCCCGACGCCGAACGCCAACATCTACGTCAACAAGTACCGCCCCGTGATTGTGCCGCAACTGTCGGAGTCGGGATTCACCGGCAACTCGGCGACGGCGTGGTACTTGTTCCGGGCCACCTCGGTCTACGCGGCGATGGTGGTGTCATTCCTCAATGGTCAGCAGTCTCCCGTCGTGGAATCGGCGGATGCGGACTTCAACACCCTCGGCATCCAGTTCCGTGGCTACCACGACTTCGGCGTGGACAAGGCGGAATACGTTGCCGGTGTGAAGTCGAAGGGCGCTGCCTAAGTTCCTGATTCCAACCTGATCCACAAGGAGATTCTACGATGGGTGCTACGTACAGGCAGGAAGGGTGTGCGATTGACTACACCCCGACCACTGCCAAGACGGCTGGGGATGTGGTGGTCCAGAACGGACTGCTCGGGGTGGTCAAGACCGACATCGCTGCGAATGCGTTGGGCAGTCTGACCATCGATGGCGTGTTCCGATTCACAAAGGCCACCTCGGCTGGCAATGCGATGACGGTTGGCCAGATCGTCTACTACGACGTGGCGAACGACCGGGTGTCGACCGCTGCGTCGGTTGGCGTTCCGGCTGGCAAAGTGGTGGTGGCGGCTGCTCTCGCGGACACGACCGTTGATGTTGCCATCAACGAGACTGACGGGAGCACTCAAATGGCCGGTGTGGCGGTGGCTGCATCGACGGCTCTGACGGCCAGTTCCACCGAAACGAACTTTGACAATTCGACCCTGACCATCCCGGCCAATGGCCTGCGGGAAGGTGATGTCATTCGCGTAAAGGCGCAGGGTATTGCCACTGCGACGAACTCGACGGACACCCTGACCGCGAAGATCAAGCTGGGAACCACGACCGTTGTCAGCACCGGTGCCGTGGATGTCGTCAACAACGACATCTTCTACCTGGAAGCTGACATCGTTGTGCGGACCACTGGTGCATCGGGCACTGCGGTGGCCTGCGGTGTGGCGGCGATTGGCGTTGAAGGAACCGTGACTTCCAAGCCTGCCAAGCTGGCTTCCACGACCGTGGATACCACGGCGGCGATTACGCTGGCCATCAGCGGTCAATGGTCGACCACGAGCGCTAGCAACAGTTGCCGTCTCGATGTGTGCAACTGGGAAATCCTGCACCGCAATTAATGAGCGACCTTCTTCTGTCGGCTGAGTCGTGGCTGGCAGGCGTCCACAAGGCGTCTGTCAGCCAGACCGTCGTGTACCAACGCGGTTCCTCCTCGGTCACGATTCAGGCGACTGCTGGGGATTCTGCGATTGCACAGCTCGACCAGGGGATCATCGTCGGCTACAGCACAAAGGATTGGCTGGTGACGGCGACTGACTTGGTCTTGAACGGCAGGCAGATTGTGCCGGAGCAAGGCGATACGATCACGCACGGAAGCAAGGTCTATCGTGTTGCCTCGGATGCGAGCGGAGAGAAGCCTTATCGGGACAGCGGGTCCGGTGGGGTTGTGTTGCGGATCTTCACGAAGCAGGTGCGGTGATGCCATCCCCGATTGTGCAAGCGGTCGAGGGTGTCTGTGCTGCCTTGCGTGAACTGGTCGACTCAGGGGACGTGGCCCTCCCGGCATTGCGGGTGATCGAGACCTACCGCCCGACCATGCTGAGGGAGTCGTTCGAGGACGGAATCTCGGCCATCGTCTACCCGCAGGCGACATCGAGAAACCGCAGCGGGATGCCTGCCCAGTTCGACGAATACCAGATCGACGTGGCGGTGGAGTTGGTGCGTCGGATCGAGCAGGGCAGCCTTCTGGAGCAGCAAAAGCTGATGATCAACTACGGGCAGGACATCGCCGACGGTCTGTCGCGGAAGTTGTCCGTGTCCCTCGGGATGATGGCGTCGAGTGACGCGGGAATGTTCGAGGATCTGTCTCACGACGAGTTGGATCTGATCTCGGTCAAGGTGTCCGGGATCTATCGCATCATGCACTCGGTGACATGATGAAGTACGAACGGAAGCCGCATCCGAACGAGTTGAACGTCTCGGTGGACATCGACACCGAGATAACACGCAGGCTCCGTGACATCAGTAGCCGGACGTTACGGCTAGCGATGCGGTCCGCCCTGCATGCAGCCGCGACTGAGATCAAGAAGGTCGCCAAACAGAAGACGCCAATCTACACCGGATGGCTGCAGAAGGCCCTGCAAACCAAGGATAGCAAGCACACGAGTCGCAAGTTGTATTCGCTCGTCGGGGCCAGCCGGAAAATCTTCGGCCCAGCCATGAAGAGCTACTTCCGCAAGAAGGGTGAGGCGAAGCGGGCTGGTGTGCCACTCGTCGTCAAATCCAAGAAGGTCCGCAAGCCGTCCCGCTATCTGCATCTTGTCGAGAAGGCATTCAAGCATCGCAACGGCAAGCAGGTTAAGGGCCACGGGATGCTTCGCGAGTCAATGCAGCAGACCAAGGAGCAAGTCAAGCAGAGAGTCCGCCTCAAGCTCATGGAACGGCTGGCGAAACACCAGCCATCAGACGACATCCCCACAACCTGAAAGGAACTGAGACATGCCTGTAACAGCAGCCCCAATGCAGGGCCATTCCGCAGCGATTACGTTTGGCACGGGCTTCTTCGCGTGGATCACGGACATCAATCCGTCTTCGATGCGGCGGGAAGCGTTGGAGACGACTCACAGTGCCACGACCACCGCCCGCACGTTCATTCCCGAGAAGCTGGTCAACTACGGGGAGCTGCGGGTCACGATGATGTTCGACGCCTCGAAAGACCCGCCCATCGAGTCGGCGTCGGAAAGCATCACCATCACCTACCCGATGGCGGCCGGAGCCACGACGGCGGCTACGTGGACCGGCACAGGCTTCATGACCGCCTACGAGCCCACAGTGCCGATCAACGGCATCATGACGGCCACCGCCACGATCAAGTGGACCGGGGCCATCACCGTCAATGCAGCGAGCTGATGATGAACCTCAAGGACTCTTTGTTTGCGGCTGCCAAGACGTGTGTCAAGTCGCCTGTTGATGTGTCCGACTACATGCCGGATGCCAAGTTGTTTGTGAAAGTCATCTCTGGCACAGATCTCGACTTCTACATCGGGACCTTCAAGGAGGCGAGGGAAACAAACAACTGGA